CGGCAATCTGTCTGAGGAACCGCATGTCGATGCTGATGAATCTGCTGGCTTCACTGCCAACGCCATCATGTATCGCGGCATCGCTGTGTTCGACAGCAAGCCTGCCAAGACCGACGGCATCGTCCGCCTGGTGTCCACCACCGCCTGATCGTAACCCAGTCGGGTAACGATATCTCCGCCGGTGTCAAACTGCTCCTGCGCCGGCGGAGCTCTTTCCTGGAGCAGAAAGGAGCAGTGCGAAATGAAGACATTGATAGCAGTCCCATGCCTCGATGAGATGGCGACCGTGTTCGTGAGGTCACTGGTTAATCTGCAGCCTGTCGGATCTGTGCGGCATGCCTTCGAGGCAGGCAGCCTGGTCTATGCGGCGCGGAATCGTCTTTGCGAGATGGCGAAAGCAGAAAACACTGATTTCGTTCTCTGGCTGGACAGTGACATGATTTTCCCTTCCAGCCTGTTGGTAGATCTTATGGCAGACATAAAGGGACGCGATATGGTGACCGGTATCTGTCACATGCGGAGACCACCATTTAATCCGACACTGTACAAAAAACTCCGTCTGGGTGTGACTGCTGACGACAATGAGTCCGAAGATTATCTGGACTATCCGAAAAACGAGATCTTTGAAATTGATGGGTGCGGAATGGCCTGCTGTCTGATGCGGACCGAGGTCATAGAGGCCGTCATGAACAAGTATCACGACTGCTTCGCGCCGCTTCCTGGATATGGAGAGGATCTCAGTTTTTGTATCAGAGTCCGTGCGTGTGGGTATAGCATCCACGCGGATCCGCGTCTGCAGATCGGTCATCGGGCTGAAACGATCATTACTAATAACACGTTTGAAGCATACAGGCGACAGGAGATGATGGCCAATGCTTGAGGAAGCAAAGCGAGCGCTCCGAGTAACGGCGACAGAGTACGATCAGGAAATCGCGTCGTTACTTATGGCTGGAGCGCGTGATCTGGATGCGGTCGGAGTCCTGCTGCCCGGTACAGTGTCTTTTGCGTACGCAGACGGAGCGGTAACCGATAACAGCACGCTGACAGATGAGCTGGTCCAGCGTGCGATCATCACCTATGCCAGAGTGAATTTCGGAAGTCCGCCGGATTATGACCGGTTGGCGGCATCGTACGAGCTGCAGAAATCGACGCTGATGCATTCTGACCATTATACGAGATATGACACCGGGGGTGCTGCGAATGCTGAAAGCTGACGTGGTCTCCCTGATCTCAGTCTCTCCTGAGGCGGAAGGCGTCGGCATCGATCGCACCGAAACCAGTCGGACTGTCTTCTGCACCATCAAGTCAATCGGGATGACTGAGGCATATCAGGCGATGGCTACCGGATTGAATCCTGAGTTGAAAATCTGTCTGGCACATGATTTCGAGTATCAGGACGAACCGTACCTGATTTATCACGGCAAGCGGTATCACATCATCCGAACATACATCACCGAAACCGACGGCATTGAGTTGACGGTTCAGAGGGTGATTGGCAACGGAAGGGGGTCACCGGATGCCTAGTCAGTATGACGCCCTTGTGGCTGCCCTGAAGACGACGGAGATCCCGTTTGCGGAGTATGGATGGAAAACCAGACCGGCCGGCATGCATGGCATTGTTGCGATCGATTTTGAGAGTAGCTTTCTGAACGGCGACGGACTGAAACAGGATCGGGTTTGGGAGGGCTCTGTGGATGTGTTCTTCACAGCCCTGGACGATCGGAACAGCATTGTTTCAGCTGTCGAGGAAAAACTCACTGAGGTCTGCGGCTGCTCATGGGAACTGAACAGCACAACCTATGAACATGAGACCGGCCTTTTCCATTTTGAGTGGGTGTTTGAGGTGCAGGATGAAGATCTCAATGAAGACTGAGGGCACCGAGAAAGTTAAAGCCCTACTAAAAGAACTCGGAGACAAGTCAGAAGGCGTCGCCAAGCGCGGCCTGTATGAGGGTGCCGGCGTGATCGCTGACAGACTCAAGGCGGCTGCCGAAACGATCAAAACTGAGGAATTCCGGGGAAAGCGTGAGAGTCGCAAACCCAGCCCGGAAGAGAAAGCGATCATCGTTGATGCCAAAGTCGGAATTGCGAAATTCAAAACGACTCGTACCAAGGTGAACACGTCGATCGGGTATCGAAACGCCGGCTATGCCACACTCGGCAGTAAACGGGTGCCTATACCGAAAATCGTGAACGCAATCAACAGCGGCACGTCGTTCATGCCGAAACAGCCATTTATCCGCCGTGCGGCATCGAAGGCAAAGGCCGCATCGACTCAGGCCATTGTTGATCGCATCGAGGCGGACCTGAACGAAATTACTGGAGGTAAATAATATATGAAAGCGAATGTGGGAATGATCTATCCTGTGGCGGCGCCTATCACGGCGTACACTCCCGGGACTGGCGTCACCTACGGGACCGGCTTCGTGGTTGCGGAGGCCAGAACGGCCACTCTCAGCTGGGACCGGTCCGATGGTGAATTCTACGGAGATGACGCTCTGCTGGACACTGACAACGGAGTAACCGGCGGTACGCTCGACTTTGAGCCGACCGGCCTTGCTAATGGAGTACGCGCGAGCCTGCTGGGCGAGGTTGCAGGAACCAATGACGATGCAGACACGTATTTTATTACTGACGCAGCTGCTCCCGACGTCGGATTCGGTTATGTCCGCGTCATGCGTGATAATACCGTGAACACCAGCGGAGTCTCTGTGGTTTACGAGGGCTGGTGGTTCTATAAGGCAAAATTCAGCCTGAACGGTGAAGAAACCGCAACCAAGGAACGGAATGTTGAATGGCGCACGCCTACTCTGAATGGACGTCTGTCCGGTGTATCTCTGGACGCCACCGGCGCTCTGACATTCGCAAAGCACAAGGATTTTGCAACACTGGCAGCCGCCAAAGCATGGCTGAAGGGTCTGGCCAATATTACCTAAACAGACACGGGGCGTCCTCCGGGGCGTCCCGTCTTTTTGGAGGAGCAGTATGACAACAATCAAACTCAGAAACAGAGAGATTCCGCTCGTTTACACGGTCTATGAGATGAAACAGCTGCAGGAAGAGGTCGCACCGCTGGAACAGCTGCAGTACGCGCTCTACGGGCGCAATCCTGATGATGAAACTGACTCCAGCAGATACGCCGGCCCAGAACATCTTGAGGCCGTGGCAAAGTTGATCCGTATCCTGGGTAATGCCGGTCTCGAGGAGGCTGGGCAGGATCCTGATCTCACTGACAAGTGGGTCATGCGATCCATCCGTCCGATCGACCTTTCGATGGTCATGCGGATTGCATCTCAGGCAATGACCGAGGGGATGGCATCCGAGATCCCGGAGAAGGAAAAAGAGGGTCGGGTTGATGTCACGATCGAGGAAATGGAGAAAAAAAAAGACGAGGTCAGCTGACTTATCTGATGGTGGTCAGCTGGGGACTGATTGCCGGTCTTCGTTTAGATGAAATCCACCGAATGAGACCAGGTGCGGTGATGGATCTCTTCCTGTACCGGCGAAAATATGACGACCAGCAGCATTTTATTGTGAGGGAGTGAGAAAGAAATGGCGTCGAGCAATGTAAACGTCAAGATGGGCGTTACAGGCGTAACTGAATTCAAGCGCAACATGAAGTCGTCTGAAGACAGCATCAAAAGCCTGGAAAACATCAGCAATCAGGTCAGCTTCGACAACCTCACAAAAGGCATTGATCAGGTCGTCAGCAGTCTGGAAAGCGGAGCCAAGGCCGCCCTGAACATGGGCAAGAGGATCCTGGACAGCGCAAAGGGTTCTACCGGATTTGCCGATGAAGTCAAAACAATTGTTGATCAGTATAGCGACATGGGGCTGACAGCTGACAGCTATCAGCGCATGAAGAAGGTTGAGGCTTTTATCGACACACCGGTCGACGCGATCCTGACCGCCAAGCAGCGCATGAGCCGTGCGGCGGCATCGTCCAAGGGCAAGAGCACGCTGGAAGAAACGCTCGGCATCAGTCTGAACGGCCAGAACACCGAGGATTTGTTCTGGGAAGTCGGCGACGCACTTCTGAACATGGGTGAGGCGTTCGATAAAGAATCTGCTGCTCAGACAGTCTTCGGCCGGTCATGGCGCGAATTGATGCCGCTGTTCAAGGCTGGCCGGGATGAGTATAACCGATCACTGTCAGAACAGAGCGTCCTCACCGATGAGCAAATTGATAAACTCGGAGCGGCGGACGATGCAATCCTTAGTTTCGAGCAGCAGATCGAATTGCTGAAAAACCAGTTCTGGGCAGATAATGCGGACAAGATCACAGAAATGCTGACGTGGATCATCGACAATAAAGATACGGTGGTCAGTGCTTTGACTGCCATCGGCGGAGCATTTACTGCTCTGAAACTGGCAGATGACGCACTTCATCTCGGACAGATCGTTGAGGGCTTCAAAGGCTTG